AATGGTTGAAAAATCCCTATGGGGCGGACGTTTCCTCAAAACAGCCGACTTATTTAATTAAGTAATCACTTAGGAGGTGACAATATGTCGGAAGAGATTAAGAAAAACCAGCCAGGAGAATCTGGCGAACTAGGCGGAACAGCCCCTGGTCTTTATCAAGGTCAAGGTGCATTCGCTTCAGGTGGTGTTGGTGGTGTAACAGATCCAGGTGCAGATACACTTGGAAACATCCCTAATGCTAACTTTGGTGTTACCACTGGTCCTAATGCCGTTAATCCTTCGGGTGATGCTGCAAGCGGAATCCTACGCCCTGAACAGGCACGTCGTTTTATTGACTACGTTTGGGATGCTACCGTTCTCGCCCAAGATGGTCGTCGTGTGACGATGAGAGCAAACACCATGGAACTAGAGAAGATCAATGTTGGAGAGCGTGTTATTCGTGCTGCTGCTCAAGCAGTCGGTGACTACACCAACACTGGTGCTCAGTTCTCAAAGGTAGAACTTACCACAAAGAAAATCCGTTTGGATTGGGAAGTTTCTGCTGAAGCACTAGAAGACAATGTCGAGGGGGGTGCTTTGGAAGATCATCTAGTAAGATTGATGACCAACGCATTTGCTAATGACATTGAAGATCTTGCTATCAACGGTGATGGTACAACAGCACCATTCCTTTCAATTATGCCTGGCTTTGTTAAGAAGCACAAGGATAATGGAGATTCTCATGAAGCAGCAGTTACTGTTGCTAATGATGCATGGACACCTGCAGTAATGCAGGATATCATTCTCGCTATGCCACGTAAGTATCGTGCACTTAAGAACAATCTTAAGTTCTATGCAGGTACAGATGTATTCCAGGGTATCGTTAAGAATAACGGTACTTTGTCGGATGCTATCGCTGAAGCACTTGGCAAGAATGGTAACACATACGCTAACACCCAGTCTTATTTAGACGGTGCTGGCCAGACATTCGGTGGAGCACGTACAACTCGTGTTCTAGGTATCGATGTCCAAGAAGTTCCTTACTATCCAGATGGATATGTCGATTTGACATTCCCTCAGAACCGTGTTTGGGGCTTCCAGCGTGATATCGTCGTAAACCGTGAATATGTTGCTAAGAAGGATACAATTGAATATACTGTGTTCGTTCGCTTCGGTATTCAATGGGAAGAAGAAGACGCTATTGCATGGGCAGACGCTGCTTCAGATGCATAATCTGTAATCAGTAACCTTTGAGAGGGGGCAGGGGCTAGATCTCCTCCCCCTCTTAATCTTTAGTATTCTGTTATAATAGTTCACATAGGAGGTTAAATAATGGAAGAAAATAATTTAAATAATGAAGCACCAGTAGAAACACCAGTTGTTTCTGAACCAGTTGTAGAGGCTCCTATGCCAGAAGCAAAGGTAGAAGAGACAGCACAAGAACCAAGTGCTTGGGAAAAATATAAGATTTCAGCAGCACAAGAGTCTGAGGACGCTGGAGCAATAACAACAGCCGATCTCAGCAGGGGATCTGGGACAGTTAGCGCTGTAGGCCAGGTTGCAAATGGTGTAATTGGTGTAACACAAGTAGAGCGCAAGGTTGAACAACCATCTACTATCGCAAAGAAGTCAAACAAGACAGTTGCTATTCATTCTACAAAGAATGTAAGTTGGAGCGGAGTTGGCAAGGTATATCGTGGATATAATATTGTCACACCAGAACAATCAGAGCAATGGTTGACACGTAACCATATTCGTCTTGCTACACCAGAAGAAGTAGCCAAGGAGTTTGGTCGCTAAATGCAAATTCTGAGAGTCCCGCCATATAATTTAAGTGTAACTTTAAATGTTGGATCTGCATCCACAGAATACGATTACACAATTACTGATATGGCGGACTTCTCAGTTATAGAAGATTCAGTTACTTCTAGCACAGATTCTAAAGTAGTAATATCACTATCCTCAAAATACGATACAGAATATAAAATAGAAATTGATGGAGATGAATATTTTATTGATGTTATTCGTCCATACGTAAACCCAAATGACCACGGAAGTACTGCAAGCGAAGTTGCAGCATATGCATCTAACGAAGAATTAGCCAGAGCAATCATAGACTCTGTGTGCGATGTAGAATTTTATTATAAGAAGAAAGTAATCCAGACAACTGGTCAGGGATTAGACTATTTGCCTATTTGGGTAGATGCTAAAAAAGTTTTAAAGGTTTATGAAAACAATGTTTTGCTTTATGATGCAGATGATTTAGAAAATTCTGTTTCAGCATTTGAGATTATTCCAGACGGATCTGCAATTACAATGACATTTAATGATGCAATAAATAGAGATGAGTCTGCTCGTATTTTGCTACCATCATCTCCAACAGACATTACAGAACTTGATTATTCTGCAAGAGGATTCCCAAAGACATGGGATTATACAGTCGTATTAGAAGTAGGATATAACAAAGTTCCAGCAGATATTGTAAGAGCCACAGAGTTGCTTATTCATGATATTGATTGTGGCAAGTTAGATTATTATAAGCGCTATATCGGTGCCTACAATACAGATCAATTTAGAATTCAATTTGACAAGACAGTGTTTGATGGCACTGGCAATTTAATTGTAGACAAGATACTTGATAAATATCGCAAACCGATTGAGTTCGTTGGGGTACTGTAATGGTAATATGCGAAACTCCAGACTTCGCATTTCCTATGCAAGCAGATGTATATCACCCAATAGTTGAACAAGGTATATACGGAGAAGTTAAAAAGACTTGGATTTTAGATAGAACTATTGCATGTTCTTTTGCAGCAGCAGGAACAGCATTTAAAGAAGAGGTAACTCCAAATATTAATATTACTCAAGATAAAATATTGTTGGGTAGATGCAAAACAGATATCCGCATATCAAGTCTTGAAGCACGTAACTCTATAACAAATGTTATTGTTACAAACATTAAAGACAAAAATTGTAATGATATCTATATCGAAACATCTGGACCTCGTGCAGGAAAATCTACAATATTTGAAATAGCAACACAAGATCCGTTTACTGGGCCTTTTGGAAATGTTGAGTATTATAAACTTATTCTTCGTAGGTCTGAAAATCAGGCGGTAGATGTATGAGAGTAGTAATAAAGTCACAAAAATTTAAAAGGGATATGGATAATATAATGAAATACTCCTTTGGGTTTTTAGATGGAACACAGCAAGGAAAGACAGCAATGTATACTGCACTTGCTCCAGAGATTGCAGAATTAGCGTCACAATACATAGATGCAAATGCTAGAATTAGCCCAGAAACATTACATCATATCTATGAGTGGTATCAGACTGGTAGTCCAAAAGCAAGACTATTTGATATTGACTTTTCTGTTAGTAAAATAGGAATAACTTTTACATCCAACTTTAAACAATCAACAACAATAAAAGATGGGTCTAATGTTCCATTTTATAATAAAGCAGAAATAATGGAGCAGGGTGCATCAGTTATAATCAAACCTAAAAGATCAAATGTTTTAGCATTTCAAGTTGATGGCGAAGATGTTTTTACGTCAAATCCAGTTGTTGTAAATAGACCAGGCGGAGATACCCAGGGTCAGTTTACAAAAGCAATTAATGAATTTTTTGGTTTATATTTTAAGCAATCATTTTTAACAACAAGCGGACTCGGTAGATATTTTAGTAATCCAATGGTTTACAAAAAGAATATAGGATATGGCAAACGCAGTGGAAGGTACGCAGGAATTAAAACTGGATTTCAGTGGGTTGCTAAAGCGGGAGCAATGAGATGACAGACACATTATCAACATACAATACACCAGTACTATGGATTAATAAATACCTAGAAGAAAAGATTAGTCTTTTAACTGGATATAATTTAGAAGCATTTTTTCCAACTGGCCCGTCTACATTAGAAACACTACAAAAGCAATTTCCAGACGGCAATATGGTTGTTTGGGATAGAATGTTTCGTATGCGTAGGGGACCATTTCCACATATAAAGTGTGAGCAAGTTTTGTATTATTTTTATGCAAATGGAGACGTAAGTGGCCTTACACCTCAGCAAAGAATGGTTAATATACAAGAAGCAGTATTACGTCTAATGGACCGTGGAGACGAAAGTGCTCAAGAACTTAATGCGTGGACTAAAACCAAAGGTTCTATTGGTGGCATGGAATGTAGATTTTACTTTCATAATTTTAAAATATATCAATTAGAAGAGGCACGGGATATAGTCGA